TGCTGCTGCCGCCCTTTGGATAATAAGTAACCGCCTCGCCGAAATTCGCAAGAAATACATCCGCTTGATCGGCAAGCAATCCGTCGATGACGGAAGTTGTCGAAACCTGAATCAGTACATCAAGCGTTATCGACGGCCCGGAATTGCCGCCGGTCGCATTATAGCTGTAGCCGACAAACGTATATCTGACACCGGCTGATAATCCAGCAACTGCAATATCGCCATCGCCACTGCGTTCGCCTCCGACTGTCCATGCTGAAGCGCCCGCCGCTTTGTAAAACAGATAATTTGTAGCACCTGTATCGCCGTCGAATGTTATGGTTGCGGTTGTACCTGACACGCTTGCCGATACTGTCGGCGCGGACGGGGCATCGGCTAACCCACCGGGATAGTCGCCCCAAAAACCGTCTGGAAAAAATACTTCGTTCGCCATTACTCCACCCCATCCCACGTATCAACAGAAGTACGCGCGCCGCTCGATACCGTTACAACTAATCGCTCGGTTACGCCATCTATCCCAACAAATGTCATTTCTCCAGCGGCAATGCTGCTCTTACCAGAAAGCACCGCCGCAAATACTCGCATAACTTCTGCATAAGTTTTTGAGTTCTCCATCGCCGCACCCCATATTGCAGCAGCATATTCGGCATCGCTATCATAGGCGGCGGTATCAACAAGAATGTCGTCAACATCGCCCGACATATCATTTGCCGTCTGAGCCGTGCCGTTTACTTCCATAACATTTACTTTGAATCCGGTCGGGTCCGCAGCGCTTTGTGTTTCAAAGTTGTCAACTACATTAGCGGCGGTATGGGTTGAAAATCCCGTCGCTGTTATCCAAGCTACATCACCATAATCAATAATGCCTTGTAATGAATCCTCAGTTCGGTCGTATGCAGCGACATCTGAAATCGCAAACAAGTAGCCAAGTGCTGAGTTATCATGCACCGCTGTATTCAGATCAGTCGTAACAGCCTCGGCCATAAGTTCGTCGAGCTTGAACGATTCAAGAGCGTCGATACATTCTCCTTCTACCGTCGCCGCTGTTATCATATCAGAATTTGTCGTCGTGGTTGTTACCAGAGTAACTCCGGCTATCGTATCCCCTACAACAACATAATCATCCGCCAAAATAGTACGAAGCGCAAACTCGTCGTTCGTGGGAATGGCTTTGATTAAAGTGTCAAGGGTCGAACTCGTATCGGCAAGAATATCTTCTGCTGCTTGGCCGTAAGTGCCTTCACCGCCGTAAGAATCTGTGGTTGAATTCCAAACCATCTCAGTAATTGCAACTTCAGCATCAGCGTGAAAAGAAGCAGCTCTTATTGTCTCGTCGGCCAATCCCATTAAATCTCCAGCCTTAGCGGGTGCATATAATCCTTGTGCAGTTGCAAGCGTAACGCCATCCGAACCTGTGATGGTATCGAGATCGGCTTGAGCTGTCGATAATGCCGCTCCCGTTGCACCCGCTGTATCCGAGCCATACAATAATGTCCTCAGCTCAGTATTCGTGTCAATTTTCTCGGCGGCGGTTTTGGCGTCCGATGCGTAGCCTGATGCTGTGGATAGTGGCGTTGCAGCAGCAAGTGCCGCGCCCGCATCATCAAAAGCATGTATGTGTCCTGTAGTCTGCTGGACATCAGAGCCGTCAAGCTGTGTTACGTTGCTCGGTGGGGATAACAACACTTCAAGCGTTTCGGTCTTTGCGCCATCATCGCCATCAACAACCGTCAACTGCACCCTTTTGCCAACCCCGCCGTCAAAGGCAGCGTCCGGCCAGTCTATCCGGTACACCCCGTGGCCGATATGAATACACTCGCCATCGGTATGAGCATCCGTTACCGCGCCGTGAGCACCCACAAAAGCATCAGCGGATTCAGCGGCCTGGTCCTCAATATAATACATCTCAAGATTGGCAATAGTAACCGTCGTGTCGCGGTCGCCCGTTGTCTGGTCAACCAAGACGAAATATGTTATTACATCGTCGGCATGGTTTTCGACATCTATCGCTCCCCATGCACAAGCCGCTAACATTAAGAACAATACGATATACTGTCTCATTGTTTGCCTCCGCTTTTATTTGTAGTACCGGCAGCAACGCCGCCGTCCGCTTGTGTTTGAGCTAACTGAGCCGCCCCCGGCGTACTGTAACCGTCCGCAGGCGTGCCCCCTTCGTCGCTCAATGTCGGCCTGCCGCCATCTATCATATCTGCGTCAACAACTGAAAAAACGTGATTTGCCGCATCGGTCCAGAGGTTCGTCTCTGTGTCCGACCAAAGCGTATTGCCTGAATTAGCCCCTGTCAGCATAGATGATCGTGTTGCGTCGGCGTTGGTGAAATTGTAATCTTCATAGAGCATATAAATCACACCGGCAGTATTGAGGATCGGAAAATCAGCGTTGATGTCTGCAACCCAAAACAGATTATTAAAGGCAGAAAGCCCAGCCTCACGAATTGCCGACGCATCTATACAAGCGGTTGTTTGGTTATAAAAAGAACAGTTCCTTACACAAACAGCGCCTGTATTCTCGTTAAAATATATGCCGCTGGCCCCGCTTTCAATAATGCAGCCATCAAATGTTACTCCATGGGCAGTACCAACATTTATGCCCCGTGAACCAGCTGTTATAATATAACAATCCGTTATGGTTGTGGCAGAGCCAATATCCATACCATACTGCACGCTTCCTACGCTGGTACAATCTATGACATGTGAATAGCTGGCAACCTTGGACCCACCACTATAATTGATCCCAATATAGGCGTCCGTAGCTTTACAGTTAAAAAACGAGACGCAAGTTTTGGAAACTGTATTCGCTAATTGAAATCCATCCTCCCCAGCCGCAGCCGCATCGCCCGAAACAACTACATGGATATTCTCAAATGTAATATAGCTAAGGTCTACAATCTGTATGATAGGTCCCCCGGCAAGGTTGGCACTGTCGGCGGTGATAGTAGCATAAGTACCATCGGCCACGTAACTGGCATTGGTTCCGATGATTCTCTTGAGCATGCCCGATGCCCCGCCACCGGTATCAGCCACTATCGTTGCAGTTGCAGTATCAGAGCCCGTAACGTAAATATCAACATCGTTAGCAGCAGCAGAGCCGAGGTTATCATCTAACACCTCCTGCAATCCACAGGTTCCATCAACAATCGGAACGGCGCCGCCAACACTCCAACTGGTTACGTTCTCGTCGTCTACATATGCAAGCTCTATCTCAACATAACTATCATCGACTATATTAACCCTATATATACCATCGGCGTGAGTATCGTCTGTAAAGTCAACTCGAATATAACTGCCAACGACTGTGTTACCAAACTGAAAGGCATCTGTTATTCTTACGTTCGCCCCACCGCCCGACGTAACTGCTCCCCCGGCATTACTATTCAATGCCGCACCATTGGCTGCCGTGGCATCCGCGACCCCAATTACATCTGAATCAAACCAACCAGCGTTTGTATTCGCTGCACTTGACCCACCAACGAGACAGCCCATATTGCTTGCATAGACAAACCCGCACAATATCAGGAATATGCTAATCAATCTCATTGGGATCAACCTCCCCATAGAGCAGTGGCATGAACCGTCGTCCAAGTTCTTTGGCATAATCCGTATCCAAACCAACCGCGTCTGGATAAAGCGTCAAATGTTGCTGTAGCCACAGAACAACCCTTGCAACCGTCTGGCGCTCAACAGCATCGTTGTAAAGCATAATCTTTATACCCTTCCAATAGACGGCCAATTCTTTGAGCTTCGCAGTAGGTATTTTTGGATAGTTGGCAACGATGTAGTTGTATGCCTGCTGCTGTGTAAGGTTCTTCACCTGTGCAGGTGTAAGCTCCAAATCAGCGGCAATCGCTCTAATGTATATCACCGCTTGGCGCTGGCCAAGACCGGACGCTCTCTGTGTCGGCATCAAGATGGCTGCACAACACACTACTGTGAGTATGAGTATTGCTTTTTTCATTTACGTTCTCCAAGAAATTTCCGAAATCTGGCAACAAAATCCTCATCTTCCTCAAGCAACTCAAGAAACTCTGGTAGTGTCCGGTGATTGTAATCAGCCGACGCCAGGTGCATCATTGCTTTATGAATAACATCGAGATAATCTTCCGGGCTGTCATTCTCCACTGATGAGCTTGTCGAGTTTGCCATCAATTTTCTCCAGAGTCCTGTCCGTTTTTTCCGACGCCGCTTTCTGCTGCTCGCAGTACATCTGGAATACCTCTTTGTCCAATTTCTTTTCGACGTTACTCGAATTAGTAGCAACCTGATTTCGGACAGTGCCCCACGCCACAGCTATTGCTACAAGCGAGACAGCTAAGCCGACAAGAACCTTCGACCAGCCATTGAACGTGTTATTTTTAACCATAATCAGTCCCCGTAAAAGATGTCAATATAGGCCGGGACGAATCAATCGCCCCGGCCCAACTGTCAAGGAGAACCAAAATGACTTACGTATTTGTCAACTTATACGCCAGAATGTCGGTTGCCGCGGTGACAACCTCATTCGTCTGGAACCGACCACGGACAATATCCGAACGTGTCTGTTCCTCGCGATAAGTTTCGATGACCGGGAAGTCGGGGCTATCATCAGTCCACAGCATCGTTCGAGCCTGAGACGGCATACTGAGTCCGGCTTCCTGTTCAGCCAGCAATGCAATGTAAATCACGCCAGCCGTCCAGAATTGAGTGTTGCTCTCCGCATAGCCTTCCTCTTGCGCATCGTATGAACCCTGGGCGACAAGTATTTCCTTACAGCCAAGGGCTGCGGCGACAACATTCGCTGGGACACTAACCGGGATTGTTCCGGTAGCGCTACCCGTCCAGACGTATTTCGTCAGGTTGACAATCTCCGTGACCTTTTGCAATTCCTGCCAATCGGCTCGCGGGACAATGATTGACAAGTCAGAGGGCATGCAACCACATGCGTCGCCTATCGCGTTGAATCCTTTCTCGAAATCATTGATTGCCGTCGCGGTAATCGTACTCCATGCAGTCGTGACATTATGGTTCGTCAATCCTGCCCCGGAATACGCCGTCGCGGCCCTGGCCTCGTGGCCCATAAGAATCTGCTGCACGATTATCTGTGTTGCAGCGTCCTCAGCATCAAACAGGTCTGCGTACTGCTCAAGCATGACGTCATCGACGGGATACTCAAGGCCGTTCTCTGCACAGGCATAAGTCTGTACGCCGAACTGCCCGGTGATCCTGTTGTATGCCCCGCCAGGTGCTCGGCTCTGGCTGGTTGCGCGTTTTTTGAAACTTTCCCGGTTGAATATCGGATATTCACCGGTCCGCTTATTAGCGCGGAACAGTGGTGCGGCCCGCAGTCCGATGAACTTCAACAATGCTTTTTGATTGTAGTATTCTTTTGCGAACTCCGTCAGTACAGGACGGGCCGCCGCACTCGTTGATTCAGGTCTCATATCAATACCCTTTCAGATTATACTTAATTTTTGTTGTTTTTCGCTTTGTACTTAACACTGCTGCTTACCGCTCCATCTGTACGCGGACATAATCGACTTCCATCGATTCCTCGGCTGTACCACCGTTCTTTACCGACATCACGATGTGCATCTCTTCGAGACCGGCGATAGTGAGATCGTGCGTTGTTCCCGCAACACCATCAACGTAAGGGGTGACCTTGGCGGTTACACCGTCGTTGTAGTCATACAGGAATCCGACGACATACGATGTTGCAGATGCGAACGTTGCCAACGTTGCATTCGTGACTTGTACTGCGGCGTTGGAAGTCTCAAACTGAATCTTCATCGTGCTGTCGATCTTGAAGATTAACGCTCCGTCGTATGACGCCGCCGGACCCGCCGTGCCATCCTGGATAAGATCGACCGTTGCAAGATCAGCCAGGCCAACGGCCCAGTTCGCAACATTAGTGGCGGCCTCTGTGCAGATAAGTTTGCACTCGAAGTATAGTTTCTTGTTCGTCTGGAACTTCCAGTTTTCGTGGAGACTGGAAACCGTGGCCGCATCTTCCCCGTCGGCATCTGTGCCGATAGACAGGATGCCACCAGCTTGGTCCGCCACAAGAGTTGTCCCAACTTCCGCCCCAGCATCCTCCGCCAAGGCCCAGTCGCCGGTCGTCGCGGTGGGATCGTAGGAAAAGAAATCATCCTCGAAAGTGATAATGTTCTTCATGGGGGAACTAAAGACATCGTTCCCGCCACGCGGCCCCCAGACAATCGCAGCGGCCTTGCCGCCGCTGCCTGTGATTGCCTCAAGCAGAATACCGATCTGCTTACCAACCGCCGCGTCGGATACCTTGCCATCGGTCGTAACATAAATTGCTGACCCGGCGGTAATCGCCTTTGAACCGGTAACTTTGTGAATCCCGGCATCCAGGAATTCGTAAGCGCAAAGCGCGCCGCTCGCAACCGCTTCTTGCGTAATACCAATAGGTTCCTCTCCGCCATCCGCATACAAAAGCGTGCTGGATGAAATCAACACGAAGCGATCAGGAACTACTGCCTCGCCGGTCACCATTGTTCCCGGCCCTGCATTTTGAAATGCTAAACCTGCCATAATAATACCCTTTCAAATTAGTGGTTGTGGGCGCAAAAAAAGCGGGCCGTGTGAAAGTGTGGCTCCACACAGCCCGCTTATATTTGCCTTGCCCCGGCGATTAGTAGCTAACCGCACGCCGGACCCGTATTCTGTTTTTAATGTTGTTGAGACCTCGCGAACAATTCGGGGTCTTCACGCTTGAGCTTGCGGATAGCTTTGTCAACAGAAATCTTCTCCTCCTTTGCCATCGCGCGAGCCTGCTCCATAAAGCCAGGAACGGTTCCCTCTCCGCCTTCGGAATGCTTAATGGGCGGCGCACCGTCCGCTTGCTTTTTCGGCTCCGGCTGTTTCTTTTTCGCATCCGCCAATCGTCCTTTTAGTACATCAGCGAACGCCGCCTTCGCTTCGATTAGCGTCGCGCCTTTCGTGAACTGCTCGACAGCAAACTCAATGTCGCCATCGAACTCAGCCTGCATCGCAACCAACCGCTCGCGGTCTTTGGTTACAGCTTCTTTTCCAGCCTCGGCCTTAATCTTCTCGATATCGACTTTGGGCTGCTCGATTTGCTTGTCTGCATTATCCATGACAGACCCTTTCGTATTAGTAGTGTTATTGGATTTTGCTGCACCGACTACACTGTCGATCAGCCCGTTTGCTTTTGCTGTTTTGGCAATCCAAGTTTCGCCGGTCGCCAGCCTGCGCACTTCATTTATTTTCATGCCGCGGCCTATCGAGATAGCCTTAACAAAATTGTCGGCCATGCCGTCAATAACCGCCTGTTGTGATGCAAGTTGTTCTTTCGTGATTTCAACGCCAGGATAACCCATGCCTTTATAATCACCAGATCGGACAATATGAACCTTAATACCTTCTCCCTCGGCCGCTTTTGACGAATCGACGAAAAGGGCAAAGACGCCAATCGATCCGATCTCTGCGTTCGGGCTGGCCGTAATTGTCTTTGCTTGTGATGCAAGAAGATATGCGCCACTGCCACCTAAATAGCTAATGTGTGCCGATACTGGTTTGATATTTCTGGCATTAAATATCGCATCCGCTGCCTCATACGATCCCTCAACTTTTCCACCCGGACTATTTATGGCTAAACGAATCTCGTCAACCTCATCGCTCTCGGCGGCAACATTAACCATCGATATAATATCACGATAAGATGTGGCCTGTATCTCGAAAAACGAAAACCATCTTGGAATGGCATTCATCAAAATTCCATTGATAGGAATAACAGCAACACGTGCGATAATTGTAGATGCAACTGGCTTATTGTTTACCTCTTTGATACTTTCGGCAAATGCCTTATAATCTGCAAGCCCTGTCAAGAACGCCGTCAACCGCCTCGGCTCCATCGCCCATATTTCGCTTGTGAGTTCCGATATTGCAACTTGATTATTCGGCATCGTCGTCTCCTTTATCATCGTCGGGTTTATCTGCCGGGGCCGGTGTGGGTGGCGCAGGTAGCGCAGACTTTACTTCCATACCGGCAAATATCTGCCACGGAATCTTCTCGCCGGTATCCTCGCTGATCTTCTTCGCCCTGTCGATTGCATCCCTGACCTCAAGTACGCGGGCGTCCATTTCGTCGGCCCGATCCTTGTTCAAACTCTTGAGCACCCCGGCGTGAGTTGCAAAACCGCGGTCAACTCGCTCGCCGTATGCCTGAGCCTCTTTCAGTTGGTCAATCCAGGGGAATGTAGGGGCAATCCAGTTATGCTTCATGCCGTCTTTTACTCGTTCTTTTATTTCCCCATCAGCAACCCATCGCCCCATATCCCACTCGAATATCGGGGTCAGAAAATAATCGATAAGGCTGATTTGCCAGTCGCTGAACATCTGATACGCCTGCTCAAGTACGGCCCGGCTTTGTGAATAATTGCTTTTCGTCCAGTCGAGAAGTGTAATCTCAAGTGGTAAACCCAACGGCAAACCCAACAGCCGCAGGAACATTCTGATGCTCGCCGGGAAATCTTTGCCGGGCAGGTTGCGGTCGATACCCTGTATTGATTCGCCCGGATTGCCGTGGAACATTAGAGCATAATCAAGCTCGGTCAGGCGAGTCGATAAGCTGCCATCTTTTTCACTTGTAGATTTGTTTGGGTCATCCTTCGACTCGCCATATCCAAGGCCGGGACCATCCTCGCGAATAATCGCTACGGCAAGCCGCGATAGTAATTGCCATGAGATCGCCTCTGAATCGCAAACATCATTAACCCTGTGCAGCATTGCAAACGCCGCTTGCGCGGGTGGTACGCTCCGCGTGCTGCTCGGTCGGTCCGGGTTGGTGATAAACAGGAAATTTTCCGGGTCAATACCAGACGCCGTTGAACGGTTCACCCTGCCGCTCCTATACCCGGCGACATAATACCTGACCGGCCTGCCAAAATCGTCTTTTTTTATGCCGTCCCTGTCAGGAGCTTTGCCCGCTATCTGTTCGGCCTCTATGAGTTGAATCTGTGACAAGTTTGTTTTGATCGCGCCGGTATCGCCGCAAAGCAGGAGTTCACGCGCGACCATTTTTTCGACTTTTCGCCCGGATATCAGCCCGCGTACTTCCGGGCGCTTCCAATCTCGCCGCCATAATTCCTCGACCTTTTTATTGTAGGGGTTGCTGGAGGATGACATTTGCAGCGTAAAGCCGGCCCCGACAATGTATGCTACAGCACGGTCAATCATGCCGTGATATATCGCGTTGTTATTGTAAAAGTATCGGCTCTGGGCAAGCAATCTCTCCCGGTCGTATTCCATATTTCGATCGCCGGATGCAGACATTGGGGATAGTCCATCGACAGCAGACATCCGGGATGACTTATACCCAACCGAGGTGTACTTGCCGCGGATGCTGTCAATCTGTAATTCCCTTCTTTTCACAGCAACGCCCTTCCCCGCACGAATCCGGCCCGGTTGACATTATCGCCGTGCTTCGCAACGTATGCCGCAACCTCGGCCTTCTGGGTCTCAAGTGCGTTGTAATTGATAGACCGCCCCTGAATGGTTGTACTCATAGGGCGGTTGACGAGGAGCCAGCGAATGGATTCAAGGAAAAGAACAGCCTTGGACGCACTGCCTTCCCATGACAGATTGTCATTGTACTGGGCCAAAGCCGTCGCTAATGTCGAGCTACTTGTTAATGCCATACCTAAAAGATACGGCTCAAAACCCGGTATATCAAGACTCTGTTTTACAATCTGTAAACAAAATCTTTTGTCCTATGATTTTGAAATTTTCCCGACAAATCGCCCTAATACAGTGCCGATATTGTATTTGCCCCTGTGTTGAAGTGGCCACTGTATCGTTTGCATTGCACCTCGGACACCGTATATCACGCGGGAAAGCGTACTGTTCGCCCGCTTTTTCCGGCGTAGATACTTTCTTTTTTGCCTTCTTTGTGGCTTTTTTTGCCATATTAAGCATCCTTTCGTTTATATTCTGTGTTATTCTTTAGCTTCCCATTCGCTGCAATAATGGTCCTTGCGGGTTATCAAGTCGGCGCTGTACCCTTCCCCATCAATCACTGTCATCGGTTCATCTGGACAATCGACAAGCTCTATAGTGAACTTTGCCCGCCCGCAAAGTGCAAACCTTGAACCCATGTTTCCAGGTAAGCGACATTCCAGATTTTCAGGAAAATGATCGACGCCCCACCATTTACAATTTTCACAGTACTTCTTCTCAAAAGGTATCTCCAGTTTTTCGATAGGAAGGCCGCAACATGTACCCAAGTGTCCATGTTTACAACGTATCATTTCAATTCTCCTTAATAGTTACGTCTCATTCTTCGCCCTTATACCACGGTACCGTTTCATCAAGTCGGCCTACCTCGCGCATGCAATCCGGATGCCAATCGGCAGGAGGGCCGCCACCTCTTATATAACACACACAACAAAGATATTCTACCGTGTCATCACCCCATATCTCATGGTGAGCAAGATTTCCACACGCACACTTCCGTTTTGCCATTTTGGTTCTCTTTTCAATAATTCCGTCTCATTTTACGTTTACGATGGACAACCTGTCCCGCTTCTTGTTTCGTCTGCACCGGTGTACTCTCGGCAATCAACCGCACACCCAATATCTCAGCGGCAAGACAACAGCCCGCCATGCAGTCAAGCCAGTGATTATGCGTATAACCCTTTACCTGCTCATATCGCATCTTCTCCGTATTGTACGCCTCGGCAACAATCTGCTCGGCAAAGGCCCGATGCTCAACCGGGTCATCACCGAACAAAGACAGGCTGCCACCAGCATCAATATCGCCGATTACAAATCCATCTTGTACCCGCCGCTTCCATTTGTTCGTGTCATGGATTATCAACCATATCTTTTTGTCCGCCAAGTACGAATGATGAAAGCCGCTGCCGATACCCCGGACCGTCTTGGATTTCTTCGGCGTCTTATATGATCCTGTCTTGCCCGACCCGCCCTTTGCCGGACGCCATACCCCCCCGGCAATAGACCGGATAAAAGCATACACCGCTGCATCCTTGTACCCGGCGTCAACAAGCCCCAAGTCAATTGGCCATTGTGTTTTTTGCCGTAAGGCATCAAGTGCGTCGATAATCGCAAGCTCCGTCTGTTTCTTTTTCTCTTGTACTGTTACTGACCCGGCGATGGGGCTGTGAACTACATCGACGCCATAATCGACAACATAGCCGATGAACCCTTGACGCCAGGCAACCACAGACCAGTACAGCTTCGCATCGTGAACGTCAACAAACATCGTCACCCGCTCAGTCCATTCCGGCAGGATGCCACGCTCGCAACCATTAACCTTATCGCTGATAAAGTGTGGTCTGATTTCAGATATACCTGTCAACTCCTCTGGTGGATCGTTCTGACATTCGCAAAGGAAATACTCCATCCCCCGGTCGGCAAGGATGTTGAATACGTGCTGAATTGCAGAGATTTCCAGCGGCTTTTTGTCCTCGCCCGCCGACGTGATGAACCGCAGACGATTAGCTACCTTTGCCCCGGCGTCCATCTCTTTGCGATTCTTGCGATAGAACTTCTCGGCCTTGCGGCAGTCCGGGTCCCCGGCCCGCTGCTCCGTCTGCCGCGTGTGCATGTATGTTTCCCATAGCTGCCGATTCACCGGCTCGCTTATCAACATCCGCATTCGTTCACCCACCCACTGCGGATATATCTCGCGGTCGGTAAACTGGTCGGCGATACAGCCCTTGCGGATGATTGTGCACAACATACCTATGCCGATCTTTTTGCCCGGCCCACCTAATCCGCCAACAGCATTGACCAGATTCTTGCGAATTTTCTCGGTCATCGTCGGACTCTTAGCTGTTTCCTCAGTCTCAGTGTCGTTAATCGCCACAAAGTCTGGCCGCTTTCCTGCACGGACCAAGCCGCGGATCGGTGTCTCCGCTCCGAATACTTTGATAATACCACCAAGAGCTGGTGTGTTATTCGGCGTCTCAATAGTAATCGTCGGGAAGATAATGCGGTCCGCCTCCCACTTCCACCCCCCCAGCCGTTTGCCTCTGTAAGTCATCGACTTAGCTCGCATAGCCTGGCCTTCAAGTGCGGCAATCGGCGTACAGTATTCCGGGAAGTCCGCAGCAAATTCATCGCCCGGATACTCAAACATCAATTTGATATCTTCGAGTGATTCTTTTGCCATATCCGGATTCGACTCAATCCATGCTGCCCAGTGGATAAATGCGTAAAGCAGCCCCCATATCGTAAGGCCCTTCATGATCGAAGTCTTGCCCCCGCCACGCTCGGCTGCGATTGCCTTCATGCCGCCCTGTTTGATACGGATGACAATCTCTTTGATGTTGTGCTTCTGATTATCGCAGAAGGGCATGTAGAATATGTTCGGGAAGTATATGCGCAAAAAGAACTGCGGATATCGCTTGCCCTTGTTGCGGCGCTTCATATCCTGCCGTGAGAAGTCAATCTCAATGTCGCGCTCGGCAGCACGCTTGGCCGCCATGAGCTTGCGCTGCTCAACATTCTCATTGCGGCCCTCACGTGGCTTGGGTCCGGGTTTTTTCTTTTGTTTCGTTATCGTTTCTCTCCGGCCTCGCCAGTCAGCTTATCACCTGGCCGCAGTCGCCAGTTTTGACGATTGAGCACTCCTACCCGCCAGCCAAACGGTAACCGCAACCTCTTTTTGTAGCCATGTCTTTCACTGAACACCGGCTCCCACTTTGTGAAAAACAACCCAAACCCAAATATCCGAAACCATGTAACGTACCGGCCCTTGTACCCAGAAAATATCCTCATTACTTGCCCCCTTTCAGCTTACCCGTCAATCGCTCATAAACCACCCGCACCTGCTTATCCACCGTACACTCCCGGCACGCCTCCCAGAGCAAAGACAACTCTATGCCCTTATGCAACAGCCGCCCGATCTGCTTGTTGGCGGAAGTAATGTCCGCTTCCATCAACTTACGATGAGCAGCCGTCTTATCCGTTGCCGCCTGCAAAAGCCGCTTGCGTTCCCGCACAGCTTTGTCATGCGACCTTGCCGTCTCAATCACCAAACCGAATAGCCGCATCATAACTCCTTTACAACATCTTAATAACTAACTAACAATGCAGGCAGTAAACGGGCAAC